TATATATAATAAGTAGTATGTGCGATACCAGTGGTCCAAATACAGGGTCTATAATATCACTGAATGCGATAGGTAAACAGGATACGTATTTGATAGAAAATGATCAGACTAAATCTTTTTTTAAAAATAAAAGTAAAAGACATTCTAATTTTACAAAATTTCATAAAAGTACTATTGTTAATAAACCATCCGATGCTTCAGCAAATTGGCCGTTTAATCAAAATGTTAGCGTAACACTTAACCCAAGAAATATGGGTGATCTATTATCAAATATGTACATTTCGTTTGATTTACCAGCGGTTTCTAATTCTAATTTTAACTTTTCTGACCAAATTGGTCGTCACGTTATAAAGTCGGTGACTATGCGCGTAGACGAACTCGTTATTGAAAAGTTTCACGCAGATTGGGGTATAATTCATGATGAACTTTATTTAGACGAATCGGAAAAAAGAACTTTAAGATACACTATCAACAGGAATTTAGCACAGAGTACGGCTGTATTGAATAAGAGTTTGGCGACACAGAAGTCAAAAGTTTTTATTCCAATACCTTTATTTTTTTCAAGAAAATACGAGAATGATGAATATGAAACTAATAAACCAAATAGACCCTATTTTCCGACGTGTGCTATACATAAACAAAAAATACAATTTGATATTGAATTTTTCCCACAAAATTTCTTTACTGACGATACTTCTACTTTATCACTGAGCAGTTTTAACATTATTACCGAGGAAATTACAATTGAAAATACAGAACGTATGTATTTAAAAAATGAAAAACAAACTCTCATTACAGATATAGTACAAAAACATCCTTCTCTACTTGTAAATTCAGGTGTTTCTAATACAAAAATAGAACTTGTACCTAAAATACCGGTTAAATCAGTTAACTGGTTTTTTAGAAAAACTTTATTCGAAAACGAATCTATATCAAGGGGGCCAGGTTTTGATAATTCAACTGATAATAATAAATACTACTTCCATAATAGATATAATTTATCTACACAAGATACATATTCAATTATTAATGAATTTTATAATCCTCCGATGTCAAGTGCTAAAATTTTTGTAAATGGGGAAGATATACCAGGTTTTAAAGATACTGATCATAAATACTATAAATATACAGTACCGTTATTGTCTCGATTAGCAAGACCTTTACGAAATATATACACGTTTGCATTCTCGATGAATCCGATAAATGTGGAACCATCGGGAAGCTTAGATTTTAGTCAGTTACAATCTAATAGAACTGTTTTAGATATTAAAATGGTAAATGGTTTAACCGACGACTACAATTTACACATTTATTATGTAGGTTACCAAACATATACGTTTGAAAACGGCTATATTAGTCGTGTTTATTAAATAACTTATTTTTATTATTTTTTATGTACTCGATTATATTATTTTTTATACACCATCTTATGAAATTTAACTGTGCAACAGTTGTATGAATTTCATCAGATGTACCCGGTATCATGTAACTAATCTTATCTGTTCTACAAAAAGGATCAAATAACTTTTTACTATAACCATCTAAACTCGATTTATAAGCACAATGAACACTAAAAATTTTTCCATCGTTAGTTTTGTACATTAAATTATTTTTTTTAGAATAATTTGTTATGAACCATTCAAGGTTTCTCAAAGAAATACCACCCGATTTGTTTAGTATCTGTTTTAATATATCTTTATTTTTAGATTCTTTATAAAAACCATCTATAGACGTTAATAATATATCTGATTTATTCATCTTATATATTTTTATTAATTTAACTTTAAGTTTATTTAAAAACGGTTTTTGTAATAGGTAGTGGTAAACATTCATCATCCGATGTATTATTAGATGAGCTACTATCATTACCTATGTATTGAACTTTAGTCCAATTGGATATAACAGGGACGTCATCAATCTTTAAACTTTTTGCATGACTTTTACAAAATTTATACAAACCCACTGTCCATTTAGCAGATTTCATACATATTTTACCATTATTTGATATACCACAACACAATTTGTTACACCCAGAATCTCGGGTATGCGTATCAACTATGTACTCTAAACAAGATGATATATTAATAAGACCTTTTCTTTCTTGTGATAAACGTTCAATCGTTTTACATTTTATGATATCAAGTCTTTCTATAGCTGTATTATGGATAGAATTACTTAACCTGAACTCAATTCGTGCAGTTTCTCTTATATCTAACATTTTTGGGAATGGTACATCTTCATTTTTATATACATATTCACATTTTTTAATAAGTTCTTCAAATGGTATTTTGTATTTTTCAGATATTTTACGATACATATGAATAAGCTCGTATTTTATTAGGTTTTTCATGTTTTTTTCAAAAACCTCGATCGTTTGTGAAAAAGTTGTAATATCCATATTCTTATAATACAATATAGCTTATTTTTTAAGTTTAAAAATGTCTGATATACGTTTCTGTTTAGGATCGTAATCACATAATTTATTCCGTTTTTCAGGTTTAGAGCGTGTTATGAGTTCACCAAATATTTCTTCCTTTGGATTATCAAACAATGGCTCTATAAGGTCACATATAGGGTTAATAAATTTATTAAGAAAATAATAAGGGTAATCTATATCCATTTTATTATCAGCTGCATATTTCGGATCTTCGGCTTTCTCATACGCTTTTGCTCTAGGGTCCCAAGTTTTACATAAAACATAAGGAACTCTATCACCAGACTGTGGCTCAGAACCAGGTTGTCTATCACGCATCTTATTACGAACCTGTACGTGTGGTAAATTATCCGACTTATACGAATCACCCAATTGTTGCGAAAGTATAAGCTTTTCATTAGGTACGTCACCTTCTAATAACTCTACAGCCCGTTGCAAAGCTAAAGCTTTAGGTGTAGTCGTATCGTTACTTTCTAATATAACATCGAGTAACTCTTTGGAAACTTCACGCATATAAGGAGTATTATCACGACGAACAAGTTGAAGACCTTTCACATCTATATAATCCATATTCATTTTACCATCTTTACCTTGTGTCCACAGTTTTGCAGCATACCTTTTCTTTGAATATAAAAAATACGGATAATACACCTTTTCAAGTTCGAGATTATTTGGTTTCTTAAAAAGTTTTGTACACTCCTCTGCCGCGCGTTCTCCAAGTTCCCAACTATATTTAATAGCCTCCTCACCTTTACGTTCACCGACGTCAAATTCAACCATAACAGAATCAGTATCACCGTACCTTACCTTTGCACCCGGGTAATGTTTTTCAACGTAATTCTTTGTATCTTCAATCATCATACGTCCTTTCATTGTTGTTGAAGATGCTATAGGTACACATGGTAATATACCTTTAGAAGCACCGGTAAAACCGTATACAGAATTCATTGAAATCTTATAAGCCAATTGTTTACCGTTATACATCTCTTTCAAAGACCCCGTCGAATTAGCCATATCTTTTTTAGCCTGTTTTCTAAACTGTTTCAGTTCTGTTAATATACTTGGTATAAGACTCGGTACATTTTGTACGAATTTATATTTTCCAAACGTTTCAATCTCTAAATCAGGGTATAATTTTTTATTTTCATATACAGGATCCATTATCAAAGTAGAATAACACAAATTGTGTCCAACCATTATAGATGGGTACAAGGCTTCAAAATCAAGGGCAGTTATCGGTGTGTAATACGCACCCTTTTGTGCCTCCAATACAGTTGCACCTTCATACCCATCTACGAGACCCTGTCCCCATTCTATAGTAGGAACAAGGTATCCCATTTCTCTCGCTTTTTTAGTTAACTGACTAAACACTTTAATCTGTTGTCCTCTCTCGACTAAATAACATAACGGGACCCATGTCGCTTTTGCCATTTCAAGAAGATTTATAAGTGTACATAATTTAGAAAGCAATTTATGCGGAAGTAAAGTATCTTTTATACAATATTCTGCAACCTCGCGTAGTTTTATAGGGTCCCCCTCTCTAAAACGAGCAAACATTTCTTTGACAGGCATATCAATCTTTTGATCACCCAAATATAATTTAGAAACGTTATCGAGTTTATACGAATCAAGTTTATACCCCTTTTTAACCTCGTGAAACATATCAAAAATGAAACGACCGGGTATAGGTAATAATTTAAGTTCATTATCACCAAGTGCACTCGAAGACAGTTTTTTAACTTTCATCTCACACGTATTACCCTTAAGCTTACTCATTTCATAAAATTCAGGGGAACACCTAACCATATCAGCTCGTGTCATAATATAATTCATATCAAAACCGAATATGTTCCAACCGGTTATTATATCTATATCCATTTCTACCATATATTCACTAAACGCTTCTAACATTTTACGTTCAGATTCATAACTTAGAATGGTACACCCTTCGAGTTCACTATCTGTTTTTTTATAACAAAAACAGGTTTTGTTATAAGGAACATCGCTACCAAAAGAACATAGCGAAACTGCGATTTGAAAACAACAATCACCTAATATCTCAGCATCAGGAAATTTACCAGTCGAGCTATTACATTCAATATCAAGAGATGCAACTACAAAAGGTGCAGTTTCGGATTTATCGACTGGTTTCAAATTTTTCCAATTATTACATGTTATATCAATATCAGTATTTGCAAAATTTGAATCAATACAATCACTTCCAGAATCTAACCACCCAGTTGACTGAATACCAGTTGTATGCATTAATCTAAGTACCGGATCCAAATTAGACTCGTAAAGTTTCAATTTTATCTCTTCACCAGTATATTTCCATTGTCCGATTTCTTGATCGTTTACAATATTAAATACCCATTCATACATTTTCAAGGGCCTTTTCAGAGTATACCCAACCTTTCGACGATTCGCGAGTGTATCAAAATTAAGTTTCATAAAATAAAATTTTTTACTATTCTGAAATCCCCAAACATCCATAGAAGACTGTATATCGTAACTCATTTTTAGACCAGGGCACGCCTGTTTAATACTATCGTAATATAACTCAGCACGTTTATCGTAACCATCAGTAGGTAATTTAATAAAAAAATAAGGAGAAAAGTGTGTAGTGAGACATATAGATTTACCACTCTGTGTCTTACCGAATATATGTACTAAATGTTTGTCATCTTTGTCTTCAGTTTCCCAGGTAAGTGCCTGAAAGACGACCATTTTTCTTATTACGTTATCGCTCGATTTTTTTAATATACTATATTAGTAAAATATGTCAGCTGCTTTGATCGATCTAGTATCAGTAGGTGCA